TGACGGATTGGACGAGGATGCTGATGCAAGCTATGCTGCCGTGTTCAACCCTGATCCGCAGCCCGACAATGGCGACTATCTCGGCTGGGCGAAGTGGTTGGCCAAAGCTGATGCACGGATGCGCTATATCCAGGCTGATGCAATGATCGCCGCCCGCGATGAGGTGAAGCCATGACCTGTTGCAACAACAATTGCCGACAGGGCCGCGACTGCCCGCACCGCGTGAGTAAACCCGGCGCTGGTGTACTGATTATTTTTGCCACGCTAGGCCTGTCTACGTGGATAGGTCTGGGCTGGCTTGTTTGGAGGATGCTATGACCCGACGCAAGCACAAGCTGCCAAAGCAAACCCAGCTCTTGGCGACTCTGGATAAGCTGTCCCCGGCGCAGTTGACCGCTGCCCATCGGATAGCAAAAGACCCTAAACGAGGTCTGAGACCATTCTTTACCAACGCCTACGCTATGATTGCCTTGCGCACCGCTGCGCAGCGTGATACACCGTCTTAAACAACAACCCACCGGAGAAAGCACATGATTGAGAATCCCGACTACGTAGGGCTGGGCCGCGTCTTGGGCGCAGCCTACAACCAAGCGGCCGCAGGCAAAGGCAAGGAGCGCCACGCCAACGGCAAGCCCTTCGATCGCCAACCCATCATGGAGATCGGCCGTATGGTGGGGCCCGGGTACTCCCTCGGCCAAGCCATGAAGAAAGCACAGGAAGCCGCGGGCATGCTGGGCCGTGGGGAACCCGCCCGTGCACAGGCCGAGCTGCTTGGGGCGATCAACTATCTCGCAGCCTGTTACCTGCTTATTGAGGAGGCAAACTGATGCATATCATGCTTGACCTAGAGACCATGGGCACCCGCCCGGATGCACCGATCGTGGCTATTGGTGCTGTGGCATTTGACAAAGACGGCGTTACCAGCCCGTTCTACGAGGTTATTGACCTTGCGTGGGCAGTGCGGGATGGGGCCACGATGAGCCCCGAGACAGTCATCTGGTGGCTGAAGCAGTCGGACGAAGCGCGCGCAGCCATCACCCGCAGGGGGATTGAGCCCAAGGTGGCGCTGGAGCGGTTCCGTCGGTTCGTTGATCTGCACGGCGGCGACGGCATGTGGGGCAACGGCGCCACCATTGACAACGTAATTCTGTCTGAGACGTACCTGCGGTTGGGTATGAAGGCCCCGTGGCCCTTCTGGACAGATCGCTGCTACCGCACGATCAAGAGCGTGTTCCCTGCTGTGGAGATGGAGCGCAGCGGCACCCACCACAACGCGCTGGACGACGCCCGCTCGCAGGCAGAGCACTTGATCGCGATCAGTGCCAAGCATGGCAAGTTCCTGTGATGGCGTGCTTGGGATACATAGCCACCTCGATCCTGTGGCTCGTGCTGTTCTTCTTGGTCGGCGCCGCGGGCTGGATGGCCGAGCGCATCCATCGGGATGTTGGCGAAGCTCTCGCGCGCCGGGAGAAAGATGCTGACGAGGGTGACCAATGAGCGCGTGGGAAGCCCCCGGCGCAACAGACGATTGGTATACCCCAAAGTATATCTTTGACGCCTTGGGCGTAGCTTTTGACCTCGACGTTGCAGCCCCACTGGAAGGGCCACAACACGTACCCTGCAAAGGATGGATCAGCTCGGACAGCCTGACCGCGCAATGGCAAGGTTTTGTTTGGATGAACCCGCCCTTTGGGGGGCGCAACGGGCTTTCGCCGTGGCTAGACAAGTTCTTCCTGCACGGTAACGGGATCGCACTGACGCCCGACCGCACAAGCGCCCCGTGGTGGCAAGACGCCGCCAAGAGAGCCAAAGGGATGATGTTGGTGCTGGGCAAGCCAAAGTTCGAGCGGCCCGACGGCTCTGTCGGCAAGTCCCCCGGCCATGGCATAACGCTGTGGGCTGCGGGGAGGCGCGCTGATCTAATCTTGTCGAAGCGTGCAAGCGCCCTCGGCAGCTACTGGAGAAAGGTGCCGTGATGCGACTTTTCCTAGATGTCGAGGTCTACAAAAACTACTTCTTGGCCATGCTTATGAACGAGCATGGCCAAACGAGGTATCTCGAGATATTTGAAGACGAGATTGAGGGTTTGAGTCCTGACGAAATTTTGCAGGTTATCTCGCACGAAGACGCTGAATTGGTGACGTTCAACGGTAACAGTTTTGATATTCCAATTCTCAGCTACGCCCTCTTAACCCTCAACACACGGATGATAAAACGGGCCAGCGACTCCATCATTGAGCGTAACATAAAACCTTGGCACTTCTACAGGGACAAGGGTATCCGAGAGCCGCAGCTTAACCACATCGACCTGATCGACGTGGCTCCGGGTATGGTCAGCCTAAAGATATACGGCGGCCGACTGCACAGCCCCAAACTTCAAGACCTGCCGATTGAGCCTTCTGCTCTGATTCTTCCAGAGCAGGTGCCCTTGATGCGAAAGTATTGTCGCAACGATTTGCGTGTAACCCAGATGCTTTCCGAAGATCTTCGGGAGCAGATTGATCTGCGGCGGACCATGAGTAAGACCTACGGCGTAGACCTGCGTTCAAAGTCTGACGCCCAAATTGCCGAGGCGGTTCTCAAGGCAGAGTACGCACGTCTGACTGGCGCCTTGCCATCAAAAACAACACTCACCGGCAGCAGCTTCTTTTATGATCCGCCGACATATGTTCGCTTCTCCAGTACCGCGTTGAAGCATGTTCTGGAGACAGTGCGAAACGCGGAGATGGTCATCGACAGCAAGACTGGCCATGTAAAGATGCCGAAAGCCATCGACGCTCTGAAGATCGAGATCGGCGGAAGTCGGTACAAGATCGGCATTGGTGGCCTGCACAGCCAAGAGTCGGAGGTCGCGCACTTCTCAGATAAAGATGTCGTGCTGATCGAACGTGACGTTGAAAGCTACTACCCCCGAATGATGCTGAACATGGGCATGGAACCGGGAGGGTTTGGTCGTTACTTCAACCCTGTTTATGGCGGCATCCTTGAAGAACGTCTCGCTGCAAAACATGCGGGTGACATGGTAAAGTCGGACTCTCTGAAGATTGTTCTCAACGGCACCTTTGGTAAGACATCCAGCCGTTATAGCACGCTTTACTCTCCAGACTTTATGATCCGTACCACCATCACAGGGCAGCTGACCATTCTAATGTTGATCGAGGCTCTCGAAAGCTGGGGAATACCTGTGATCTCGGCGAACACCGACGGTATCGTGATAAAGTGTCCGCGCCGCGAGCTGCACGTTCTGGAGACCATCATACGCCGATGGGAAAAGCACACGGGCTTGAAGACCGAGGAGAGCGTTTACAAGGCCCTCTACTCCCGTGACGTGAACAACTATATTGCTGTAAAAGAGAACGGGAAGGTCAAAGCCAAGGGTGTTTACGGCACACCGTCGATCAGAAAGAATCCGCAGAATGCCATATGTGCCGATGCGGTTATCGCTTATCTGACGCAGGGTAAATCTATCAGAGACACGGTCTTCTCGTGCACAGACATCACGAAGTTCATCACACTCCGCACAGTTACAGGCGGTGCTGTGAAGGATGGGGAACGTCTCGGAAAGGCAATCAGGTGGTGCTATTCCACGCAAGAGCGCGGCTCCATCCACTATGTCACAAACGGGAACACGGTCCCACGTTCAGAGGGGGCGCGACCTTTAATGGACCTGCCCGAACAGTTCCCCGCAGACTTGGATCACGAGTGGTACGTTCGTGAATGTGAAGAGATGTTGATGTCTCTGGGGGTCAAGGAGCGCCCCTTCGTCGAGAAGCTGCCGCGCAAGAACAGCACGGCGTGGAAAACGCTGCGCGATAATGGAAAAATAACCGAGAACCACAAAGGAGAATGGACTTGGGCAATATGGACAAACTACCAGCATGGTCGTTCAGCAGCCTCAAAGGCTTTCTGACATGCGCCAAACAATACTATCACACTCGCGTCACCAAGGAGTACACGAGTGCTCCGACCGCGGCGACAGCCTATGGCGAGGAGTTCCACACCGCATGCGAGAAGTACGTGCGAGACGACACCGAGCTCGAGGGCCGGTTCGTCCACGTGAAGCCAGTGCTGGACGCGCTGAAGAATATCAAGGGTGAGCGGCTGTGTGAACTCAAGATGGCCTTGAACACCAAGCTGGAGAGCTGCACCTTCTTCGCCAAGGACTGCTTTGTGCGGGGCATTGGTGACCTTATCATCTTGCAGCGTGAGAAGGGCGTGGCTTTCTACGTGGACTACAAGACTGGCAAGTCCAGCCGGTACGCAGACACTGGGCAGCTGGAGCTCATGGCGATCATGATCTTCGCCTTGTACCCTGAGATCAAGGAAGTGCGCGGGGCCCTGCTCTTTGTGGTCCCGAACCAGATGATAAAGGCCACCTACCACAGGCGCGATCGCAAGCAGATGTGGGCGGGGTGGCTGGCCAAATACTCCAAGCTGCTTGGAGCGTTCGAGACCGGCGTATGGAACCCGAGCCCCTCGGGCCTATGCCGCAACTATTGCCCTGTAACGGAGTGCCCCCACCATGGCCAATGAACCTGCTCACTCTGCGCGTATCCCGTGGTATAAGTGGCGACCGAAGCGCTAAAGGAGGCCACCATGCCGTACACGAAGTCGCCACGACCCTACAAACGCGAATACGAACTGCAGCAGTCGCGCGGCGAGCACGAGGGTCGCATGGAGCGGCAGCGTGCTCGCCGCGCGCTAGACAAGAAAGGCGTCTCCCGCAAGGGCAAGGATGTCAGCCACAAGAAGGCCATCGCCAAGGGCGGCAAGAACTCTGATGGCTACACGCTCGAGGCACCGTCGAAGAACCGGGCCCGCAACGGGCACAAGAAGGGCGAGAAGCCCTAACCACTGGAGAAACCATGCAGATCATCGACAACAAAGCCTTGCTCTTGCGAGTCAAGGAGCCTGCCCACATCATGGCGGCGGTGGACAAAGCCCACCTCTTGGGGGAGCACGAGGTGCTGGTGCGGTGGGACCTGCCCACAGTGCAGCGCTTGATCGCCATGAACATAAAGGTCCCCTCTCCTATCGAGGGTCGCTATCAGTGGACCGGCTTGCACAAGCCTATGGCTCACCAGAAGAAGACCGCAGCCTTTCTCACGCTGCACAAGAAGGCGTTCTGCTTTTCCGAGGCAGGTTCAGGCAAGACAGCCAGCACCATATGGGCCGCGGACTTCCTGATGAAAACCAAACGCATCCGCCGGGTGCTGGTGATCTGTCCAGTGTCAATCATGGACGTGGCATGGAAGGGCGACCTCTTTAGCTTCGCCATGCACCGCACGGTGAGCATCGCCCACGGCACCCCCGTCAAGCGCAAGAAGATTCTCGCCGAGGGCGCGGAGTTCGTCATCATCAACTACGACGGCGTGGAGATTGTGAAAGACGAGATCATCAACGGCGGCTTCGATCTGATAATCGTGGACGAGGCCACGTCCTACAAGAACGCCCAGAGCAAGCGGTGGAAGACGCTCAACGCGATCTTGAAGGCGTGCCCCGACACGTGGCTGTGGCTGATGACTGGCACACCTGCCGCGCAGGGCCCAGAGGACGCCTACGGCTTGGCGAAGCTCGTGAACCCCGCCGGGGTGCCCCGCACGTTCAGCTCCTTCAAGGACATGGTGATGATTAAGATCACCCAGTTCAAGTGGGTGCCCCGAAAAGAGTCGTCCCAGATCGTGCACAAAGCCCTGCAGCCGGCCATCCGCTTCACCAAGGAAGAGTGCATGGACCTACCAGATATGGTGTACGTCAAACGTGCTGTGGAGCTCACCAAGCAGCAGAAAACCTACTACGAGAAGTTGCGCAAGAACCTCCTGCTGGAGACCTCGGGGTCTGTCGTGTCCGCGGTGAACGCTGCGGTGGGCATGAATAAATTAGTCCAAATTAGTTGCGGCGCCGTGTACGACGACGACGGCAACGTGTTGGAGTTCGACATCGGGAACCGGTACACAGTGCTCAAGGAAGTCATCGCCGAGGCGTCAAAGAAGGTTCTGGTGTTCGTGCCGTACACGCATATCACCGACATCTTGGCAGAGAAGATGCGGGCTGACGGCTACTCCGTGGACCTCATCCGGGGCGATGTGCCCGTGAGCAAGCGCACCGAGATTTTCCAGCGGTTCCAACGTGAAGCAGACCCGCAGGTCTTGCTGATCCAGCCGCAGGCGGCGGCGCATGGCGTGACCCTGACAGCGGCGAACGTCGTGGTCTGGTGGGGGCCGACCTCGTCCTTGGAGATATATGCACAGGCCAACGCCCGGGTACACCGGTCTGGCCAGACAGATAAGTGCACGGTGGTGCAGCTGCAGGGATCACCTGTGGAGCGCCACCTGTACAGCATGCTGGACACCCGCGAAGGTGACCACATGAAACTCACGACCCTCTACAAGGAAATACTTGACTAAGTAACCGCGCACTATTAGATAAGCGCTATAACCACTGGAGAACAGCTAATGACAACCGAGAACACAGAGTCGGCAATGGTGGGTAAGATGACCAAAGCCTACATCCGCATCCGCGACGCGAAGGCGAAGCTGAAGCTGGAGTACGAAACCGAGGACAAGAAGTTCACTGAGCAGATGGACACCATCAAGCGGGCGCTGTTGGACCACTGCAAGGAGCATGGCGTGGACTCTGTCCGCACGGCCAGCGGCTTGTTCTACCGCTCCATGAAGACCCGTTACTGGACGGGCGATTGGCAGGCTATGCATGCCTTCATCATGGAGCACGGCCTGCCTGAGTTCCTCGAGAAGCGCTTGAACCAGACGGCGGTTAAGGCGTACATTGAGGAAAACCCTGAAATCACGCTCCCGGCGTTGAACGTCGATTCGGAGTATTCCATTTCTGTGAGGAAAGCATGACACCGAACCCTACCCCCTATGTGACACTGGAGGATGCTGCAAAGCATTTTCTGGTGTCCGTTTCCACCTTCCGCAACTGGGTGCGGGTGGGCACAGTTCCCAAGGATGCGTACATCCGACTGGGCTCCGTGTACCGCTTTGACCTGCCTGCGGTCGTCGCGGCCCTGCAGTCTCACGCTGACGCTGCACAACAAAAACCTACAACCTCTGGAGACAACAATGAGTGATGCAATGACCCTTTTCGGTGGCACCGGAAATTCAATGGTGACCAGCGACCTGTTCAAGTCCCTGCTGGATACGAACAAAACCCTTGCGGGCAACCCTATTGGCGTCCCGCGTATCAGTATCAAAGGTGGGCGCTTCCGCGAGATCATCGGTGGCGAGCAAGTGCGCGTGTTCAAAGGCGGCCAGATCAACCTTATCATCGCGAACGCAGCGCCTCTGGCGCGCACCTATTATGAAGGCGCGTATGACCCGAACAACTCAGCAGCGCCCACCTGCTGGTCTTCTGATACCCGGGTGCCAAGCCCAGACGTGCCTGAAGACCAGAAGATGTCTGCCAGTTGCACGGACTGCCCGATGAACATCAAGGGTTCCGGCACAGGTGACACGCGCGCGTGCCGCTTCAGCCAGCGCCTTGCCGTGGTGCTGGAGGGCGACCCAGAGAACACTGTGTACCAGATGCAGCTACCTGCCACGTCGATCTTCGGCGAGGCGAACAAGGGCATGATGGGCATGCAGGCCTATGCCAAGCTGCTGGGGGCCCACAGTACGCCGATCACTGCTATCGTGACCGAGGTGTCCTTCGACGAAGACACAGAGACGCCGAAGCTGTACTTCAAGCCTGTCCGCCCACTGGATGAGGACGAGCTCCGCGCTGCTGTGGACGCACGGGACAGCGATGCGGCGAAGGCCGCACTGACGATGACTGTGTCCCAAGACGACGGCGTCAAGCCTAAGTCGTCGGACCCCGCCCCGAAGGCGAAGCCGAAGCCGAAACCACGTGTTAAGCCCGTTGAGGACGAAGAGGGCGAAGACCCTGCGCCAAAGCCCAAGCCGAAGCCTGCTCCGGTCGAAGAAGAGGACGAAGAGCCCGCGCCAAAGCCCAAGCCGAAGCCCAAGCCTGCTCCGGTCGAAGACGAGGACGAAGATGCGCCCATCAAGCGCACGACCAAGCCTGCGGCTGTTGCGGAGACCAAGACGGATCTGGCCAGCATCATTGGGCAGTGGGATGACGATGACGACGAATAAGGTCGCGGGTCACTGAAACAAAGCTCGCCGAGGGGGTAGAGGCACCAGCCTTGGCGAGCATCATCCAAAGAGTGGCGGCTATGGAAACAACAGACTTCGTAAGGCGTGTCACGGGGGACGCCGGGTACTACAGCATCCTCGCACTAGGGCCCGACAAGGGCAAACGCACCCAGAAATTCTACGACACCCCAGAGGCCGCTATCCATGCGGCCTTAAACTTCGATAGCAACGAGCGTGATGCCTATTTCGCGCTGGGGCGCTTCGCTACAGCAGACAGCCGTGAGGCGGGCAACGTCACTTCGATGGGGTCTTTCTTTCTCGATCTGGACTGCGGGGCGGGCAAGGACTACCCCAACCAAGGAGAAGCACTGCTGTCTCTGCGCGGCTTCGTCAAGAAGCTGAAATTGCCAAAACCGATCATCGTAAACTCGGGCCGGGGCCTGCATGTCTACTGGCCGCTCACTTCTGCGGTGCCCTATGCAAGCTGGCTGCCTGTGGCGACACGGTTCAAGTCGGTCTGCAAGACACTAGGCTTTCGCTGCGATACCACGGCAACTGCAGATGCTGCACGGGTGCTGCGCATGCCGGGCACCCGCAACTACAAGGACACCCCGCCGAACCCGGTCACGATACTGGCCAACGGGGATCATGAGGCAACATCTCTTGAGCTGTTCAATGCGTGCATAGCGCCCCACGCAGCGGTTTCGGCACCAGCAGGCCTGTTTGCAGACCCTACCGTGAAGGTTTCAGCTGCGGCCACTGCCGTGGTAGGCACCAGCGCTGTCATGGATGCCCTGCGGGGCAACATAGAAGCATCGTTCAAGAAGATCGCCCGCCGTACCGCTGCAGGCACCGGCTGCGCACAGATAGGGGCCATGCTGTCAGACCCGACAACTGTGCCAGAACCATTGTGGCGCGCCGGGCTGTCCATTGCGGCGCACTGCGCCGAGCCGCAGGCCATCCATTGGCTATCTGCTGGACACCCGGATTACGATGCTGACGACACTGCGCACAAGGCCTCGCACATCAAGGGCCCTTATCTCTGTGTGCGGTTTGACGAGCTGAACCCCGGCGGCTGCGAAGGCTGCCCGCACTGGGGAAAGGTCAAGTCCCCGATCGTTCTGGGGAACTCCCTGATCCAGACCGAGGGCCCTGTGGAAGTGTTAGAGGCTCCAGAAGGTGCGAAGCTGGTCGTAGAAGTCCGCGGCGACGGTAAGATGGTGCTCCCTCCTCTGCCGTACCCCTACAAGCGCGGTATCGGGGGCGGAGTATACCTAGAGACCAAGGACGCCGAAGGGGTGGTGGACTCAAAGCTGGTCTGGCTCCACGACATCTACGTGCTCCGGCGGCTGGTTGATCCCGAGCAAGGCGAGGTTATCGAGATGCGGTATCACCTGCCCCAAGACAAGGTCCGCACGTTCGTTGTGCCCCTCTATGCAGTCACCTCGAAGGAGGAATTTCGACGCGCCCTCGCTATGCAAGGCGTGGCGGCTATCAACAAAGAAGTGGACGCGCTTATGCAGTACACACAAACATGGGTGAGAGAATTGCAATATAGATCGCAAGCAGACAATGCACACCGCCAGTTTGGCTGGGTCGGCGAGTTCAACGGGTTCGTGCTGGGTGAGCAAGTCATCCAAAGCGACCGTATCGAGCACAATGCACCAGCAGCAGGCACACGGGGGCTGACTGAGTTCTTCACCCCTAAAGGCACCTTGGAGGGCTGGAAGGA